TAATTCAATGATAAGGTCACGTCCTTTTTCAGGGTCTGTAACATCACCTTTTGCTCTCCAAATAGGAATGATTTTATCAAGAACTCCTTCGTTCTTATAGTTGTGTTTAAAACGCCAGAATTTAACACCATCTTCAGGTTTATCTCTATCAATTACCTTAACAATATAAAACTTACGAGCTTTATACTGACTTGCCAATTGTTTGTCTGATTCTTTTCCTGTGGAAATTAATTCATCGTAAACTTCTGTGAGAGGAGAACGTTCATTATCGTTCTTTGCTGGGTCGTAGATTTTATTCCATTGTCCACCTACTTGAACTTCATGGAACCACGCTTCTACGAATGGTGAACTACCATCTTTCGTAGGTAAAATTCTAATTCTTTTTTGTGCGGAATTTTGATTTGCCGGAAGAATAGCTGCGAAGTATTTCTTCATACGCTCTTCTTGTGACATCTTGTTTGAGCCTGTACCGCTCGACTGTTTTGATTTTTCGTACTGTGCTAAGACCGAATCTAATGTTGACATCATAATAATTTGTTTTTAATTTTATACTAATACCTAATTATAAACAAACTATTTAATTATGTCAAATTAAATTCCTAAAGTTTTTGGTGATTCGGGATTAAATGATGTTCTTATTTCAGATGGTGTGAAATTCTCAACATCATCAGTAGTTAAAATATATTCATTTTTACCTGATTTTTCCATATCCGGTTCTTTATCAATAAAGAAATCACTTAATTTTTGATTGTAAGGACCTGAATCTAAACTTCTTAATTCTAATTTTTCCTGTGGAGTTTTAGGACGATATTTTTCTATTTTTTCTTCTAAAGAATTAATTTTACTAACTAAATTATCCATCTCACCAAGTTTTTGTTCCATTTTTTCTAAATGTCCAAATAGTTCAGTAAAATAATTATCTTGTTTTTCATTGTTACTTTTCTGTGCATTAACTAAATCTGTAATATCTAATTCTTCAGAATCAGTTCCATCTTTTTTAGTATCTTCAGAACTTCCTTCAGAATCTATTTTTTCAACATCAGGGTCGTTTTCAACATCAACCGGTGCCGGTGTTTCGCCTGTTGCAGGTAATGCTGCCGGGTCTTGTGGTGGTGTTCCCTCAGCTGCCGGGTCTTCATCCGGTGCAATTGGTGGAACATCTTGTTCCATAATATATTTATTAATATTATTATACCTCTTTATTTCCTCAATTATTTTATTATCAATTGTTGACATTTACTTACCCATTTAATAGTTGTTTTATACCTTTTGCGGTTTCTACTTTTACTTTTCTATTGATTGTTGTTTGATTTCCGGCTCTTTCAATTAAACCATCTTTTTCTCTAACAACATAACAGTCTCCTGTTTCCAAATCACAAACTTCTTTGGTTCCGTCTCCGTTATTTTGTTCAGAATACTTACCTTGTTTACCTAAGTAACTATTCAATTTTGATGTTAAATCCATAAAATTATTTTTTTTTATTATGCCATTCCTAATTGCATACGGATAAAATTACCCGCTGATTCCACTAATTCAGATATATTCTGATTGTGAGGATTTTCGTTTATTGCTGTTTGAGCAGCATCTTCTAATATTTGTTCCATTGGCATCATATTCATAGCTTGAACCGCCAATATTAATCCCAACATAAATTGGTCACATACTAATTTAACCATTATAATTTCTCTCATAATAAATAATTTATATAATATAAATATCTAGTTTATTGTAAAATAACTAATTATTATAAACCTAATGTATCTGCCAATTGTAAAGCGTCTTCAACTATTGATAAACGATTTTCGTAATCTAATTGATTTTCGTTTTTATAATTGGTATACTCATTTTCACTCCAACTTTTATTCCATTTTTTAATCCATAGTTTAAGTATATTTTCAGCACTTAAAGTAATAGTTGAATTAGGTCCCCACTTATTTTGTAGAAATTCATACATTTTAGCCTCACTTTCAAAAGTTGCAAATGGTATTGACCCAACGTTAGGTACACTCATACATAAATATTCTTTATTAAAATAATTAGTTAATCCGTCAGGCCATGAATAATTTAATTGGGTACCACAATAATTTTTATTAAACGCAGTAAAAAATCCATTTTGATATGAGTACAAATACATAGTAACAAAAGATAATAATCTAGTTATTTTATTATTTGTACCACCATTAATATTACTTTTAATTCCATCAGCAACTGTTTGTGAATTAATTGTTGTTAAAACCTGATTTACTGAAATATAATTTTTATTTTTAAATTTTTGTTGTAAACTATTTGTACAATTATTCGGATTATCAACAGTTATACTACTACTAACAGAAGTATCACTATTATAAACCGTATTAACAGTTGTTGACGTAACACTTGTTTTAGTATCAGTTACTTTTTGTGTTATTTTATTTTTTAATGTCTCAAACAATGTTTTTGTTAATGTTTGCATGTAATTTTCTAACTTGGGTAATGCAAATACTTGTTGTCTAATACCAGTAAAAGTGGTTTCAAATCTTCCCGGTGTTATTGTATGTTTAACATCCAATATATAATAAGGACCATAAAACATAGGTACATATCTTAAATTAAAATACATTGTTGGTTGTATCATAACATTACCTAAACATTGAACTCTAGATTGATATGACCTTTTATTATAAAAATTCCAAAGTGATACGTTCTGAGTTGCACTTGTTCTTCCATTTGCTTGATTAATTAAATTATCCATTTGAGTTAACGATTCTGAAGTTTGTTTACCTAAATCTTGAGAAACATCAAAGTGATAAAAAACGTTTTGATTTCTAACACCAATATCAACATTAAATCCAACAACTTTATTAGATAATCCCCAATCAGTTTTACCATCTAATTTATCAAGTAATGGGTTATCTCCACCACATTTTAATTCAAAAGAATCATTTTTAAATCTGATATTATCATTCTTATCATTAGCCAAATGTTCACTAGGTTCTGCGGCGTAAGTACATACTAACTTAGGTGATGCACTTCTTGTATCGACATTTAAAAAAGTACCAAATAAATTATTAGCAAAATCTAAAGTACCTTCTGTTTTAGGAATGTTATTTTTCGACACTTCTTGTACATTGTAGTAATTAATATATGCTGGATGCATCATACATATAAAATGATGAATAGATAAAATAGATTCTAAATAAACATAAACGGAAGAACCCTCATTAATATTATTTAATAAGTTTTTAACTTTAACTGGGTCAATATAAACTTCATCACCAATATTTCTATTTGCCCTATCTAAAAGTAAGACATCTTCCATAAAGGTTGTCTGAGTATAATCATACCCCGCAATCCAAGTATCATTTATAGATTTAAACTTTTCCCACAAATCAATTTTAGTTTGTTCTCCCTCTAAAGAGGTATCAATACTTTTTTCTTTAGTTTCAACAATATTAGGTAACCCTGTTTGAATTTTATTACACAATAAATTAAAGACTGTATTAACAAATGTTTGATTATCGTTTAGATAAGTATGTAAGTCATTTGTGAATTTAGCTTTATTATATGTCGAATCATTTTTCTTTTTTGTTGCATATATTTTAATTAACGGTGCTAATGTTTTTACTGAATCTGATATAAATTCAATATTCATATCAATAAAAAAATCAGTAATTGTTGACCCGCTATTAGTATATTTTAACTTTGGTTCATCTGAAAATCCGACATATGTTTCTAAATCTTTCCATGCTTGAGGGTTACTTGACTTAGAAGATGCTAATGTTACAGAACCATTAGAACTTGGTAATGTTCCCTTAACATATAAATTATAAGATATTTTATCTTCAATAAATTTTCTAGTGTCATAACTATCAAATAATCTTCTGTTATATCCTGATGGATTACCATATTTAATAACCACATCATATTCCATAAATCTTTGTATAGTACTAATAAAATTAGTATATTGAACACTTTTAACATCATTAACAAAAACTTCAGAGTTTGTATTAGTGGATGCACTTGTTGATAACATCTCAATCATTAATGATTGAAAGTTTCTATATATATTATTATTATCTATTTCCGCTTTAGTTATATTAACTGTTCTAACACCAGTATTTTGATTAACACTCACTTCAGTATTATACATTGACTTAGAAAACTTTAAAAATTCCTCTTCTAATATATCTAAAATACTTTTATCAAAAACAGAAAACATTTCTTCTATATTAGTATAATCGTCAGATTTATTTAAAGAAAAAGATTCTTGTTGATTACGACCGCTTAATATAGTTTTCATATACTGTAACGGAGATGGAATATCAACCTCATTATTGTCAAAATATCCATAATTAGGTAATGACCACATAGTCCTAACAGAACCATTAATAACCGCAGGATTTGATTTTATTTGTTGATATAACTTACCTCTATTATCAAAACATTCTAAATAAGCTTGATTTATATTTGAACCAAATGAAGGAACTACATATTGTTTTGATTTTTTTGTATCTAACAATAAACAACTCCAAGTTCTAAACTTTAAAATATCATTTGGGTTTGATGGGTCGTAATTTAAATTTTTTACAAATGATGATGTATCATTAAATGTTAAAGTAAATCCACTTGTTGTGTTATCTAATTGAGATTGTATTGCACTATCAGTATACCCTGTAAATAAACTATAACCTCTACAAAATATATTGAAATCATTAATTACTTTAGGATAAAATCCAACATTCATTGATGTTATTGTACTTGTACCAACGTTAGTTGTTGTTTGAACACCTATTGTTTCTCCACTACCTTTAATAGTTAAATTATATATTTTATTTGGATTTAATGTTGCTGGGTCAAAATTATTAACACTATTAAAATTAGTCCAATCATTTTGTAATATATCATACCCGTTTTCTACCCATATTTTATATCTATGCCATATTGACCCATATTTTAATATCCAAGCATATGGTAATTTATGTAATGCACCAAATTTTTTAAGTGACGCAAAAATATAATCTAATTCATTACCAACATTATTTTCATACGTCTTAAATTTCTCTCTTAATGTTGCTAGAGGTAAACTATTTAAAAATAAAAATGCCGATGAAACATATGGATGTGTATTACCGGTTAAAAAATTTGTTACCCCATTTTGTATAGAATTAACAAAATAAGGTGTGTTTAAAATTGAAGTTGTTTGAGTATCTGTTAAATTACCAACATAATTTTTATAAAAAACACCCCCTTCAGTTGGTTGTTGGTCTTCTATATTTCTATCATCATAAAAACTTTTTAAGTTTATTTGAATTGGTTGAGGTTCATTAGAAACATAAAAATTAAAATTAGTTATTGGTCTTTTTTCTTTAGTACTTGTTTTTGGTGAAAAACTTGAAATCATTTTTTTATCCATATTTACTTCTAACACTTTAGTGGTGTTGTAAATATCATTTTGATTTGATGAGTCTCCGTTAGCCAATCCTGACTTAAACCAATTACTTACACTAAATGGAAATGTGTCTGTAAAATCAGCATAATTAGTTTTAGTTGATTTTAAATAATCCGTTAACTTATTTATTTGACTTGGTTCTGGATTTACTATGTTAACCCCTGAAAGTAAAATAGAATTGTCTAATATACTAAAACTATTATCAACTTCATTTTGTATATAATTCGTAACAAATTCATCTCTAATAAATTTTTGCCAACTTTCCCCTAATCCTCCATTTGATATATGAGATAAAAATGGTACATAATTGGTAGAATTAAATCCATACTGTTTTAACTTCTGTATTAAATATGGTGAATCTGTTTGTAATGATAATTGAATATTTAAAAACTCAGTCTCAGCGATTAAAGATGTTATTTCTTTTTCCGCATCTTTTTTTGCAAATCTCTGATATGTTCCCATTAATAACATTCTTTCCCATATCTCGTACATGAATTTAGATTCTTGTTTATTTGCAAAAATTACATTACTTGTTGGAAAATCAATAGAATTTAGGGATACTCTATTAATTGTGTTAGCATCATTAGTTGTTGATGCTCCGTCATTTATTTTATTTTGAGTTTTTACTTTACCTCTTAAAAATTCTTCCACAAATTCTATTTCCGGCCAAACATCGTAAAGATAACCTTTAGTTTTAGAAACTACTTTTGGGTCTCCCGGATATGCTAATACATATTTTTCACCTTTCTCATCATTAGTTTCAATAAAATATTGTGGCCACGGATATATAGGTATTAAATTACCTGATGATGTTTGTACGGAACTTTTTGAATCGGTTGATGCTGCTGTCTTATCACTACCTAATACTGAATCTCTTCTATATTTATTTTCTCTTTCTTCCCAAGCAGCACTATGTACATCACACATTAATCTTAAAAATCCTTCAGCACTAGCTAATAATACCGCAATAATATTTTTTATTGTTGGTTTAAATCCTAAACCTCCTTGCTTGTCTTGTAATCTACTAGATAATAATTCACTTAACTTTCCTTGTATCTCACTAATTTTTGTATTAAGAATATTTTGTATATCCTGTATTTGTTTTTCAAAAGAACCTTGACCTTCAAAATAAAACCAAAGGTTTCCTTTATCTTTTGGTAAAAAATTAAAATATATTTGTGTTTTGGCTTTTAATGCTGCTATTTCATCTACATTACCTCTTTTACCATTTAATTGGTAATAAGTTTCAACAAAATCTATAGAGTCCGCATTTATATCAGGTACCGGTACAAAATCATTATAATCAATATTATTAGGTATTGTACAATTTATCTCTACTTTTCCAACTTTAACTTTGTTTCCTGAATTTCCAAATGTTTTATTTTCTGATAATTTTTTATTGTAAGTACTTATTTTACTTTTTAATTCAGAAATTGCTGCATCTCTTGTGCCCGCTTCTCTAACCTGTTTTTTAAAAGTATAAATTTTTCTACCCGTATTTTTTTCAATATAAAAATTAGCGGTATCCATATATCTATTAAACCAAGACTCGCCAGCATACAGAAATATTTCTTTTTCATATTCTAATAAAGTATTTCTATAATTGTCCGCATCAGTTATTGGTGACATATCGGCTTCACTAAATGTATTTGCTATATATGTTTCTAAAGATTCTAATCTTGTTATTAATTCTTGTAATGTTATTTCCGGAAAATCGTCATCAACTAATCCTTTGGCTTTATATTCGGAATAAACTTCTTTTATTTTTTGATAACCTCTTGATGATACAATTGTTTTAACATCGGCTTTCGGATTTGGTGGTCCAACAAAATTAGGGTTACTTTCCGGACTTATTGTATATTTTGAACTATACATATTAGGAAGATACAA